TATTATCCTCTGCCCACATCACCTGATGACCAGCGACCTGCTCAGGAACGAGGATCGGCTTTTCAACGGATGAAAGCGCACTGATCTCGCCCAGCTTTGAAAGCTGCATATTCTTCAGACGCTGCGGATCTTTGGCTAGGCGAACATGACCCATGCAACGCTCGACGTTATCGACGAACCAACGCTTGCCGTAATAGGGAACGATCGGGATGTTCTTACCAGCGATGTAACCCTGATCTTCGAGGATGCCGCCGCCGCTCATGATGTATTTGTGAACGCGCCGACGCTTTACCCGCTTCTGGCGAACCTCGATGGTTCCAACAGCCAGGAGCGTTTCCTCAAGCGTTTCGTCTGCGTCAAAGTCTGCCTGCGTGTAGCGCTCTTCTTCGCCAGTGATGGTCTGGAATATGCGGATCGTCTCGCGCACTTCTTCAACGCGGTAATATTCCGCCACGAACACAACGTCGGGAGTGTCCCAATCGAATTCAAACTGCTGGATCTCTTTCGGCCATGTGGTCGGATCGTCATTCCATTCGGCCATGTAGGCTTCGCGGGTCATGGAAAAGAGGACGAAGCAATATTTAGCGTCCGACTTGTCCTGGCGCTTTGCGTCTAGATCGAAGAATACGCTGCTGTCAGCGTCATAGATCGGTTCGAAGCGGATGCGCTGCTTTTCATTCTCATCGTCTTCATCGTCTTCATAGACGGTACGCAGACGCCATGCACCGAAGCCACCGCCAACACCTTCCTCGAAAGCATTGTCAAAAGCCTCATCTGCAACGCTGTCCTGTTCGTCAGCGCGATACAATCCGTTGCAAGTCTCAGCCAGCTTATCGTCTTTGGTTCCGTCCTTGGACACAAAGTCAACAGCAATGCGATTGTTCCTATATTCATTCAAAATTCGAATGACGCTTAGGTGAATTTTATTGACTTCAAACCTAGGTTTATTTTCAAATTGCTCGCCAATTGGGCCCTCCCATTGCGATCCTGCAACGGAGTAAAATCGCCTGTCCTGCAAACATTGAAGTCTTTCGTCGCGCATAACTGACTGGCAACGATCAAAGGAATTTAATGCCTCTTGATGGACATTCGCAAAGCGCTGTTCTCTTGTCAGCCTAGCCATTCAGCACCTTACATTTATCAAAATGCCACCGTAGCATTGATCCGCCAGAACCGGATTTACCACAATGCGGACATTCCATTGGTTTATACGAGCCCCTTTTAACACCAAGCTTGGCTTTTGCCAACTTTTGTTTATGTTCGGCTGTCAACCGCTTTCCGCGATGAGCTTCAGATAATCTTCGCTTGTGTTCTTCACTATGCGGACCGCGCTTTTTTCCAGCTTGAGCTTCAGCAATTTTTTTCCGATGTTCATCTGAGAATGGCTTGCGCTTTCGACCGCGCCAATAATCACCGACTACTTCGCCAATGACTTCCGCGTGCTTACGGCGCAGCCAACCAAAAACCTTATTGCTTCTGTAATGTTCGGCGTGTGACATGCGCAAAACAGCAATGACAAGAGTGCGCTTTTCCGGATATATTTTTACCAAGAGTTGATGCGCAACGAAATGTTCTTCGGGCGTCAATCGCACCAAATTTTCTGGTTCATCTCCCCCACCCATGCAGCGCGGAACAATATGATGCCTTTCGGAATATCCATCAACAACGCGATCCCTGGCGCGCTCTATCAATCTATCATAATGATTTCTGTAATTCATAATCAATGAATAACATATCACCATCTAGATGCAACGGGCAAAGGATTAAATTGCACTTCTTTCTTCGGCGCAGCCCTGCGTGAAGCTTCACAAGCGTAGCGCAAAGCGTCGATCAAATGGTTGTCCCTGTCTGCAAGAACTGGCAATACTGCGCCTGTCAGCGGGTCGGTCTTATAGCTGTAGCAGGATAGCTCATCAATCGTGTGCTTGCAGCGGGGATGAACCACAATGTCGTGCGACTTGAGCCATTCGATCCCTTCCTCGACAGACTTCGGGCCTTTGATCGCTGGCATAATCTTCGGGAATCCGTGGCGCTGCATATGGCTGATCGTCTCAGGCCGGGCGCTGTCAGCAACGATGGGCCATTTCTCGGACTCTGGCACGGTCAGGAATAGATCGGGCGTGTCCATAATCTCGCAGCCCACCCGATAGGCTTCATGATCGACATAGATCGTGCGTCCGATAACATGACAGCGGATCAGGACGGTCGGGTCTGAAGCAAATCCCCAGTCAGCGCCGAAACGATGCGTTGCGTCTTCAGGTGTTTCGAATTCCTCAATACTCCAATTGCGGAACACCCGTGCCTCGCTGTTGCTGAGATAGCTACCGAGCCAGACGTGCTTGTATTTGTCAGGGTCACGGCTTCGATCATATTCCATTTCCGCTTTGAGAACGTCAGGGAACCACGGATTGTCCCGATAGTTAACTTCACGAACGATAGCGTCAGGCGGCGGATTAGGGCCACGCAGGAGTGAATCCACTGGGTCGCTGGCTTGATTGGGGTTCCAAGTGAACCACAGTTCCGATCCGGGCATTCGGATTGTTGGCCTCAACAAATCCAAGCTGCGCTGGCTAAGGCTTTGCGCTTCTTCGACCCAAGCGCACGAATAGGATTCCAAGCTCTTGATGCTGTCAGCGGTGTGGTTTTGAAGGCCCTGGAATATGATCAATCCATCACCGTGCTTAGATTTGATCTGTGCCTCTTGGATCTCAAAATAAGACTGAACGCCAAACTGCTCGATCTTCATTTCCAACAATCGCTTGACCGACTGCGATAGCGACTTCTGAATTTCACGGACGCAGACGGACCGACGATTTTGATCCATAACGTGCGCTTCGATCATAGCTTCAGCGAACGTGTGTGATTTTGACGAGCCACGTCCGCCGTGCGCTCCCTTGTAACGAGCCGGTTGTAAAAACGGCTTGAACCAGCGCGGCGTTTTAATCCTTAACGTTGTCATCAATCACTTCACGCAGGATGTGATGCACCATATCGCCATTGACGTTTAGCTTTGATGGAGCGTCTAGGCCGATCATTGCATTGATGGCTTTGACAGCGTTCACCTTGTCGCTTGGCTTGGCGTCCTGGTCTATGCCTTTGGCTATCGTGGAGAGAACATCAAGGCTGTCTGCCATAGTCCAAACGACACGTTCAGCGATTGCGGCTTTGAGTTCAGCAACCCTTCCCGATATATTCCCGTCAGCCATTAGCTCACAAGCACGCTTATATGTGGTCTCAGGCTTAGTCGTGGGCTTAACATCAAAAGCTGCTCGATAAGCGTCAGCTTGGCTTTTGCCTTGTGCGACTTCTTGAGCAAATCGCTCTTGTTTGGGTGTCAATGCCATTGTCTCAGCTTCCATAAAAGGACTGGTAAAGCCACTATAGCAATTCCTATGCTGCCAAACAAGCCGATGGCAGTCAAAAGTGCAGCGAGACCTAATGCGTCTCCCTTGGTCATATAAACATATCGCCTTGACGTTGTGCGTCTTCAATGCGCTTGCAGGCTATGTCGAAATATTTCGGTTCCCGTTCTATGCCGATGAACTTGCGGCCCATCTGGACGGCTGCAACACCTGTTGTTCCACTGCCCATGAAGGGGTCTAGAATGGTCTGAGCGTCTGGTAAAAAGTTAATGCACCACTTCATTAAATCAACGGGCTTTTGTGTAGGATGAACTCTATCATGGCCGCCACTTAATCCTGCAAATGGGCTTTTAGAAAAATCTCTCACGGCTCTTTTTTGAGATGTCCAAGCCAATTCTCCATCTGAAAAGTCTCCGCCCATCTTTTTATCCCAATAAAGCCATCCCATTGATGGAGGGAGGAAATCGGCAAAATAGTTTCCACCCCATATAATCTGCGCATCAGAGCATTGCCGCATGGCATCAAAAATCTCTTTTTGCGGACGCTCTTTGTCCCATGAAAGTTTTTCATGCACGACTAATGGCCTATATCCGCGCCTTCTATTTTTGTCTCCACCATCCTCTCCAATGCCATAAGGCGGATCAGTCACCACCGCATCCACCTTGCCAAGCGTGGGGAGAATGTCCCAGCAATCGCCTAGATAAAGCGTGGCGTTGCCTATGATAACAGGATCAGTCATCACATCACCCCATAGTGCTGAAGGTAAAACTTCGCCCAGGCGTCTGTTGGGTAACGCCCGGCTTTCCAGTTATCGCGTAAAGCAGCCTTTGACATTTTGCCTCGTTTCCATCTGCCTAGGTCTATCAGGAATTGTGTGCGGTTATTCGTCTGCGTCACTTGGCTGCCAAGATGCGTCGAATTGATCTTGCGTGATCATCCCAAGGTTCAGCCATGATTTGCGCAGGAAAAGCGGGAGCGAATTAATTTCCTCCTGCGTGATCGGGCCGAGATCGCGCTTTTCTTCTTCTGGCTTCTGCACGGTCAATTTTGGCTTATCGAAGTTTTCAATTTTGCTTTCGATATATCGCACTTGCTCCCAGCGCCATGCTGGTCTGTCTTTGATATGTCCGCAAATGAACGGAACAATCTTGGCAGGATGATCGCAAACCTTGCGTGCTTCAAAACACGCATCTTCGAGCAAATCTTTTGGGCAATCGCCAATCGTCATGAGAGCAGCCTTCAACCACTCTACACGATCAGCTTCAGTCATCCCCGAAGGTGAGCAAAGGACTAGATTGATGCCCAGCAATGCCATTGCCTCTTGGGGTGGACATGCCATCGCCTTCGCCTTGGCTTCCTGGAGTTGAATGCGGAGTAATTCCAAGGTCTCTGAGGGCTTGTAAGGCTGCCCGTTCAGTTCTTCCCATGCTGTCAGTTTTTCCATTTGCCTTACTCTTTTCCTTAACCCAATCTGCTTTGAATGATTGCCAGCCGCGTGCAACACTTTCGGCTATCGCATCGTTTAACGTCCACCCTGCTTTTGCAGCTTCGCGCTCGATTGCCTTCAGGGCTGTCGCGTTCAATGGCGCACGCTTGGCTTTGCGAAGGTCGATGAAGTCTTTCCAAACCTCATCCGAAACGCCTTCAGGCTTCGCGGGTATATTACTATTGGTGGTTAATTGATGTGTCTTTGATGTATTGGGTGACACTGTGTCAGGGGTGGGGTGACTCTGTGTCGGGGGAGGGGTGACAATTTGTCGGGGGTGACATTCTGTCTCTGGCAACATAACCCAATATCGGTTGCCTCTGCCGACCACAATTTCGCGCCTGATGAATCCCATGTCTTCAAGCTGCCGCAAGATCCGCTGAACAGATCGGTCGGTCATGCTCGACTTAATGGCGATTTGATTGATTGATGGCCAGCAATAGCCTTCATCGTTTGCCCAATCTGCAAACGCTAACAGCACAAACTTTTGCCCGGATGATAGGTCTTGGCGCTCCCAGACCTTTGTCATGAGCCTAATACTCATAACGCAAGCCCTTGCGTCACGGTTCTCTGGCGTGTAGTATTGAACATATGCAGTGCCTCCTCTTCAGGCGTTGTATCGGGTGGGTAGAGCGTTATGGCTTTTCGCTCCCCACCCGCCCCACTAACCATAAATCACGCTTCAAGTCAATCTGAGTTCCCAGTCGGGATATAGATGTCTGAACAAAGCAGCACGCAGGGGAAAGTCTCGAACGACGAAGCCCTTCACGTCTTCAGCGATAAGCTTCCCACGCTCCATATAGGTAAAGTCGGGTCGATAGCTTGCCACCCGTCCGTTGCCCATTTTGAGGGGTTTGCCGTTGACCACGAATTCAAACTTCGGCTCAATGGTCAATCCCTCGATCTCCCTGCCTCGCTGCAAAATGTGGAGGTAATCGCAACGCTTGGCTTCACGCTTTGAGGCATGAAGATGCCCATTCGTGCAGGCAGTTTTCTTGGCGAAATATTTAGTCACGCAAAGCCCTCTCTACCCGTTCGACCGCTGCGGCAAATTCATCGTCTCGCTCGATCAGATTCTCGATAACTCGCACGCCATGAAAGGCTGTGCTGTGATCTGTGCGGCCCAGCATCTTAGCCATCTGTAAATAGGACATATGCCCACAGTTGCGGCTCATCACATACCAGGCGACCTGCCTAGCCCTTACAGGCTTCTTTGATCTGCTGGGGCTGGTCAGTGATTGCTTGTCAATGTTGAATTCGTTCATCACCGCTGTGACCACTGCCGAGCCACTATTGCGTCTGCGACGCTCGATATGAGGCGGCAAATACCATTTGGGAAACATGTTCATTTCGCCAGCCTCGTATAATATTCAATTTCGTGCGGCTTCAGCTTGCTGTGCTTCAGGTGGTAAGATGCCAGCGCGGCAAGTAACGGATCGTCTGTTCTGCGGCGAACATGACCGCGAAAGCTTCGATCACTTTTGAAGTCCCAGCCGGATGGATTGCCTTGTCCTGGAAGATACTTCTTCGGAAGCGATGCACGCATTTTAGCCATGTCGGTCTTTGATAGATCAACGCCGAAGCGGTGGCGAACGTGAGCGAGGATCGTGCTATCATCGCTTATGTACGTAGCTAAGTACCGAGCGAGAGCGATTGGTGTTGCTGGCGTTTCATAGATCATGACTGCAACCTTTCGACCAGATCCTGACGGCCTATTTCTTTGGCGATCTGGATTGCCTTTTTGCGTGCAGCAACTCGGCTGGGTAGGAAGCGTCCGTCATTGTCACGGGCTTGCTTAGGCTTGAGCCAGCGGGATAAAATCTTAATCATGGCTTTTCTCCTTATGAATTATTTTCCATTGTGATTTAATCTGGTCGGGCCGGATAAATTCAAAGCCCATCTTCTGAAGTAATGCGCCTGTCACATAGCGCGGCGGATAAAAGGCTACTGCATCGAACGAAGCCGACACAGTAGCTAGGTTCTCACTGGGAAATGCGTCTAAACCAGTGAGGTCGGAGGTCATTGCTCTTTTGCCCTTTTGAATATCACTTCCAAGGCGATCAGCGTGCGCAGGTTGATTGGTATCTCCTGGCGTTCCATGCGTGAAATGATAGAGTGATGCACGCCAAGCTGTTCAGCTAACTGCGCTTGTGTCCACCCTAGGGCTTTGCGTTCCATGTAAATGTTCATGGGGCGGCATTATGCCTATCTGGCACCATCAATCAAGCACTTTATTTGCATGATGCAACAGATAACGCTTGCAGCACTGAAAAATGTGCGTAAAGTGGGGGCAACAACAACGGAGGCAAAAATGCAAAAAGTCATTTACCCAGAGTTTGACAATCCAGAGACCAGCGACGAAGAACGCGCATTGATCGAGCTTCTAAAGGCGCGGCCAATGTCAGCCGATCTTGCCGAGCGCATCGAGCGCATTAATAAAGCTTTCGGGGTGCAGTCATGAACGGCGGCCTTTCACAATTTACCCGCGTGCTGGAAAGCGTTGACCTCATTACGGTCTGGCCTGCCGAGCCGATCAGCGTAGACTTTTACCTGAACGCCAGCAGCGAAGCATGGGATGCAGAGATGCGCAGCCGCTACGGTGATGATTGGGAATCGCTCGATCAGGCCGATGGCTTTACGCAGCAAGAGTGGAATGAATGGAAAGCAGAACAGGA